GTCCTGCTGAAAAGAACGGTAATTCAGGTTCTTCATTAGCTATATCAAAAATAGATTTATTAATTGAGTCTTTAACAAATTGTTGAAAACCTGTAGCAGTTGCAAAGTTTGATAAGGTTAAAGGTATTTCATTTAACTCTCGTAATATTTCATTTGATAATTCTAAATACGTTGTTGCCATTATTATTTATGTTTATATAAAAGGAGGAGTCCGAAGACTCCCCCAATTTTATTAATCAACTGTGTAAAAAGCTGAAACTAATGCTTCAGGTCTTAACACTTTTGCTCCGTAAACGTGCAATCCACGAACTATGTCACCAAACGAAGTTGGGTCTCTCAACACTTCAGTTGAGATAATAGTTTGTGCAGTTGCAGTCGAAGAAATGTGACCGGCAAGTATTTTACCAGTAGCTGTACTAGCAGCAGCAACATTATTAGATTTGTACATGTCAAATCCTCTTAGTTTACCACTAGATACAAGACCATTTCTTATAGAGCCTTGACCTGCGTTAAAGTCTACAGACAATAACTTAGAGCCAGATTGAGAAAGTTCATTGTAGAACGAAGGTGGTGCAACGAACCATCTTCCTTCTTCAGGAACACTTTGCTCATCTAGTAACTTAGCCATAAATGCCATTACGTCAAGTGGGTCAGTTCCAGTACCATCAGAACCTGTAAGGTCGATAGAATTAGAACCAACTTGGTGTGCTCCCATAGATTGGGTAGCAGCCGAAGCATCCGCACCTAGCACGTGGTCAGGTCCAGATGTAGAAACTCCAGAGAACATAGAAGCTATAACTGCAGCATCATAAGAATCTCTTAATGCATAAGCTGCAGATGAAGTTGCTACTTCTTTGAAGTTAACGTGTGACATATTTGTTTCAATATCATCTACGATGAATTTAAACGCCTTTGCACTATCTACGACTAAAGTTAACTCTTGGTCAGTTAATTTAGTAGCAGTAGTGTCAGAACCTCTTGTGTAGTCCGATACGGAAATAACAGGTTCTTTAATAATCCTAACTGAGTCTCCGAAAGCAGAAATTTCACCAGCATAGTCGGTGTTAGTAATAGCTTCAACTACCGAGGCTTTTCTAAAAAAGTTTAAAACCTTTTTGGAATATATCTTAGGTAGGAAAAAACTATTAGTTTGTCCACTTACGGAGTTTGCAAAGTTAGCATCAGTATCAGTTGAAGGTTCAAAAAATTGAGCCATGATAATACTCCTTTGTGTTTATAGTTTTATTTAACGATTCTGCCTTGTTGCATAGCTTCGCTGATTTCAGCTTCGTGTTTATCAAACTCATCCATACTCATTGCAGAAATCTCCTTTTCAGACCAAATTTTTTGTTGCTGTGGTTCAATATTTGTTGTTTTAGTTGAAACCATATCAGCAGCAGATTTAGTCTTTTTAGAAGATGACTTTTTCTTTTCAGGAACTCCTATACCTAAATCATTTTTAAACAAATCTAAAGCTCTAGTAGCTAAATCAGCATCGTTTGCGTTGCTGTAAACCCAATCTTGTATTGATTGTGGTTGTTCTTTAGCCCAGTTATGAAAATCTTCACTGTTTTTAATATCTTCAAAATCAGGATGTTTTTCTCTTAACCTTTTTACAGCTTCTTGTTGAGAAATTTCTAACTCTCTTTCTTGGAGTTTACTAAGGCGTTCTTCTAGAACTTTTGCTTTAGATTCACTTTGTAAGTGAGCTACAGTTTCTACAACTTCATACACTTCTGGATAAGATTGTTTAAATTCTTCAAGTTCTTCTTCAGTTTTAGGAGCAATATATTCTGTCCTATTTGCTGAAGCTTCTTCTAATAACTCTTGGTTTTTAGTTCTTAAAGAATTAACCGTTCTATCGTGATGTCTTTTTAAGTCATCATAACGCTTTTTATAATCTGGTCTTTTATAAGGTTCATTCTTAGTAGTTTCCAGATTTTCTACTTCAACATTACCAGTTTGTTCTGCTTCGTTAACATTATCAGATTTAAACAATTTGTTTTTTTCTGATGGGTCTTCAAAGTACAACTCATCTGACGATTTAAAAGGTCTATCTTTTCCTTCGTGCCAAGATTTTTTTTGATTGTAAGGATTTGGCTGTTCCTCATTTAAGACTTCTTCAGTCATTTTCTATCCTCCTACTAAGGGCTTCGTTTAACAAGGTAGCTGCTTGTGCACTGCAGGGCTTGTCTTGTAAAGGTCGCCTTTCGGTTGTTGTTTTGATAAAGTGCCTAATACTAGGGTAGCTTTATCCCTTTTAGCTCCTTACGTATGGTCTATTAGAAAGCATAGATTTTTTAAGTTCGTCTCCAACTAAATCGTCTTCTTCTTGCATTGTTGCTTGAGAGCCGACAGTTTCTTTGGTAACACGAATAACTTGTTCTGTTGGTTTTTCTTCAACAGGCATAGTATATTCATCTTCTTCCATTAAACCACCTTCTTGAGCTGGTTGTCTTTCATCTGCTTTAGCTTCGGCTTGTTTCATCATAGACATTAAATTGTCTGCTCCGATAACATCCACTGCTTTAGCAGTAAAGACAAATTCTCCATCCGATAACCTTGCAGGTATCGAATCAGAGACTTCCGAGCCCGGTCCTTCAA